TTTTTTTTTTTTTTAGATTGTTTCTTAAAAAAGAAATAAAACGCACGGATAAACAAAAATCCAGTTACGCATAAAGAAAGTGAAAGCCGTTTCCAACTGGTTCGGTTGGCCAGAGTTGGTTCTTTTCGGCATCGGTCCGTTCTCGGAGATCGTAATTTTGAAAGTACGTCTCTTCGAAGGAAGGGAATTCCTCAGGAGTGAAAGAGTGTCTAATCATCTGTCCAGGTAAGAAATTCTTGTTGATGTCGAAAGTTTCATACTGTGGGACGACTTTGATTTCGCGAACTAAAAATGAAAATACATCAAAACAGGCATTGTATGCCTCTCGTGAGCATCCCATTAAAGCTTGCGCTATTCCGACGGCTGCGGCAGCAGCTTCGGGGGCGCGGCGGGGTCTCTCGGGGTAGAGGAGGTGAGCAAGGAGCTGAGCGGGGTCACGCTTAGCAATTCCAGAAACATTCGAGTACTGAGGACTTCTACGTCATTCCAGTCTCCGATTGTGGTTTTGTCGGGTGACAGGTTTGCGTTGAAACGTCTTTTAGCTTCGTTCGAAAGTTTTGAGAGAAACAGTTTGTGATCGGGAACGACATCGGTGAATCTTGTGAGACTATCATCGCCTTGAAATAGGGCTTGAAAGTCATCGCTTTCGATGTTGATTCCACACGCGGATAGACAGGTCAGGACCATGACAGCGTTGACGAATGAGTCGAGGAGTTGTGTCTGTTGAAATCCAGACGCTATTCCATTGAATCGCCACTTGTACATGTTTCCAGACTCTGCTTTGATGGGTGTGTGCTTAATTGAGTAGCACATCCAATCCCATAGGCGTTGAATCTGTTCTTCTCTTGATCTTGTGCTGGAGTAGTCATGCGTATTTGAAACGCTTGGCTCGTATCCTTGGTCGAAATCAAACCAACTTTTCCACATGGAGTGAATGTCGTCAATCAGCTCGTGAAGAGCGTTATGATCGAATCCAGACCAGTCAGCCGAAAGGCTGAGACGGCGTTTGCCATCGGTCAAGTAGTTGATGAGTTTCATCCATCCACCACGGATAGTTTCGAATCCCCAGAGCAAGGGTCTGTTCTTTGTCCTGCGGTTGAGATATTCTTTCTGGAGGTTCCAGATGAACATATTCTCGACCATAAGGAGGAGTTTGGGAACTCCAAAGACAGCTCAAATCTTGTCGGGTTTTTCGGCTTTAACTAGGTGAGAGCGAGAGTGAAGGTACGTGAACTCGTAAGGGACGGGTTCTCCTTCGGCAGTCCAAAAAGGGCTGAGGCCATATTTGATGTTGTGAACGTGAGTCCGGTTCGCATGAAATATTTCATCATACAAATTGTGAAAGGAAACGCGGTTGTCATCAATTTCGCCTTCTCTTTGCTTTTGTTGTACATAGTTGTACCAGGTTGAACTTTCGCGATATGGAGCTTCGGCGGAAGTGTTGAGTGTCCAGGGGTAGTAGCGGAGATCGGGAAACGCAATTGGTTTCAGTCTTCGCGGGGGGCGGAACAATTTCTCAACGACGCGGAGGGCTCGTCGGTAGTGAAAGTCTCTTGGAATGTCATGGTACGGTTGATCAGTTTTGAGGAAATCTTCCTCTGCTGAAGTAGGGTCGGTTGCGGAACGACGATATCCATGTATTGCGGCCTGAGCGAGCTCGGGTGAGCAATGGTTAAAGATACCTTTGCGAATTGTCTTCTCGACGAATCGCTGTTCTCGGACACTAACTCGGCTAAACTGTCGCCGGTCCAATCGATTGATTGGTTGACGTCCAAGTCTTACCAGGTTGGTAGGTGTGAAGCACATTGTGAAGGGTTTGCAATTTGATTGTGTCTCTGTTGCAGAT